TCGCTCCTCTTCCAGGCCGTGAAGGCAATGTACGAAGAAACCTTGCGACCTCCTTATTCAGGGTCATTCACGTCCTTGCCGATTCAGTATACTTCACTAGTAAAGGCCAAGGATCAGGTACCGGTCCTACAGCTTTATTTGCCTCATTTTCTAGCTGGGCACTACATCTCGTATGTTTTAGACTTCGAGCTGCAGACTATAACGCGAAACGCCTTTCAGAACTTCCACTCACAGATCGAGATTTCCATACTCACGTCGCGAAGACGTTCATGGGCGACGATTCCGTGGTTGCTTCGCGATTACCGTTCGCGTTTGATCAGCTTACAATGGCCGAGGACTGCAGAAATTTTGGTATGTTCTACACAAGCGCCACCAAGACAGATGTGGTTGCGCGAACAGAACGGCTCACGGACATCGAATATCTCCGCCGACGCTTTAAGACCATGTCAAAACGATTGGTACTAGCCCCTTTGCGCTATAGTTCAGTTCTAGAGATTCCGATGTGGGACACCACAAAGACCACAGATCTCGACCGTGCAAATTCGTGGCTCAGCGTCTTCGTTGAACTCACGCACTATGACCACGATCTCTATGAGCAGGTCCGCTCGATCGCCCATCGCTACTCACGAAGGATGGGATTTCCACTGACCATTATGCCGTATGGGAACGCGTACGACAGGCTTACAGCTGATCCAAGCGCTCCACCAGTATCGAATCTGGGAAGGAAAATCGAAACACCCTAAAAGCCCGTGGCTCGTCCAGAAACACGAAAATGGTCCGCGAGGGCCACATCTTGCACTAATATGGTGGTGCTCGATGCCCGACTGGCGAAGAGTTTGGCAGCTCCGACCCTATAGTTTTAATATGTCAGCGAGCGCAGGTCAAGAAGTATCATCAGTAGCCGCCCCAGTTCAACTCGGCGGTGAAACAGGTTTTATACAGTCTTCAACAATTAATACTGTCATCGAGGACACAGGAGAAGTCCTAGACGTCCAACCGTATGAAGGAGTGGTTCCTTACCTCTACCCTCTACCCGATCAAACACCTCAGGCTATGCTGGAGAGACTCTATCATATCTCCACCTATGCTTGGGCTACGTCGGCTCCGGTTACTACGTATCTTGGATCACTCCCAGTTTCAGTTCTCAATGTACACGCACTTTTGCATGCCAAGGATATGAACTTGGCAGTTTTCAACTTTTTTGCGTTTTATCGCGCGGATTGTGAGATATCTTTTCGCTTGAACACCAATCAGTTTTATTCTGGTGCTCTTATGTTTACCGCCTACCCTGGCGATTTCACAAATTCAGGCCCTGCGCGTCATCTCAACG